GAGGCTCCAACTCCAACACCAGAAGCGATGCCGGGGGAAATGGCCGCACCAACACCTGAAATGGAAACTCCTGCTGACAGCGGGAAAGTTATGGTTCAAATGCCATCTGATGCATTTGACAATCTTTACACTTTATTCAATCAGCTCGCTTCTGGGCTTGATGCTCTTAAAGCTGAAATTGACGCTCAAAAACAAGGTTCCGCTTCTGTCGCTGAAGAAGCAATGGCTACTGAGACTGCAATGCCTGCTGACGAAGATTTTCTAAAAAGTATTGCACAAGAAGGTTCGATGCGATAATTTCGCACCATGTTTGTCTCTCAAATCTTTGAAGAATGTGCTGAAATCTTAGGAACAACTGACGAAAGTAAAATCTTTCGAAAGATTCAGCAGGCAGTAGCAACTCTAATGGAGTCTGGACATTGGACTCATTCAGTTGCTGATGTAGATGTCTGCACGGGTTGGGACAAATGCAGTGTTACACTTCCTCGCGGAATTGATGTTCCGCTTGCTGTAAATATTGATGGTTCTCCAACATATTTCCGCAATCGTTTATTTCAATATCATGTAAATAAAGGCGGAATGTTTAATTCCGTTGAGTGGGCATGGGATGATCGAGGGTATGTTGCGACATTGATGGACATCATCCAGCCTTCCCAGCTTGTAGCTGTGGCTGAACTAGAGAATGATGTTGGAAAGACGATTCGCGTTCTTGGAAAAGATCAAAACAACAGGACGATTCGTTCTCAACTTGCTAACGGAACTGGTGTTGATGGCTTGCTTGTTCCAATTCACTCGCAAAGTGATTTTGCTTATGGAACGATTGCTCCAGATGATGCTACTGTAAAGACCCGTAGTGTTGCTATAACGCCGATTAATCTGTTTACCAGCACATCCGCTCATGGATTGTCCTCTGGTCAAGGAATGAGCGTTACTGCGACATCTGGAACGATTCCTGTCGCATTGGAAAATGGTCAGACATACTACATCGGAGTTATTGATGCTTTTACAATCCAGATTTTCAATGATCCTCTGAATGCTCAAGCGTTGCAATATCCAATCAACTTGCAGAGCATCGTTATTCCAAATAGCCTTGAATTTAAAGATAGTCGTGAATCACAAGTTATAACTGCACTTGAGCTTTCTTCTGCCCCAGCATTCACGCTTGATACTGCTAATCAAATCACATTCCCCGCTGGTCAATCACTTCCTGCTCCGCTTAATCCTGAAACTACATACTACGCAAATGCCGAAGACTCGACGCATTTGACTGTATTTGAAACCTCAGATGATGCCAAAAAGAATATTAATCCAGTTTACACGACTGGAACGACTGGGCCTATTCCTCCAGCACCCGGAACGCTAGAAGTAGATATTCGCAAAAAGATTGATCCGCAAACGACTCTGACTTTCTCTGTTCGTCACTACTACAATGACGGAGATCAAGTCCAAGCATTTACTGCATCTGGAAATCTTCCAAAGCCTCTTATTGCGAATCAAAACTATTTCGTTAATGTCATTGATCCATTTAGTATTTCGCTTCACGAAAATCAAGCTGATGCGATTGCTTCGACACCAACAAGCCTTGTAAATCCAATTGTTATTAAAGACTCTGGTAGTGGAACAAATTCTATTGTTAAGCTGATTCCAGCTACTGTTACTACTGGAACATCGTCTCAAATCACCGCACAGGGACTTAACATCCCGACCCCATCTGGCTCTGGAGCTAATTTTCAAGCTGTTGTCGTTGGCTCTGTAACTGAAATAAACATTACTGCCGCTGGAGGTGGATATACCGCTACTCCTAATATAGCATTCTCCGCTCCCCCGACGCCGCCAGTTGGAAGCCCTATTACTCCATTGACTGCAACTGGATATGCCGTTCGCAATACTGTAAATAATACTATTTCTGGAATTGTAATCACGAATCCGGGCCTTGGATATTCAACTCCACCCTTGATTACAATTGATCCACCCCCTATAAATCCATCAATTTCAATAACAAGTATAACATCATCTGCAACTACCGCAACCTGCACAACTTTAAATCCGCATGGATTTACAAGTGGAAATGAAGTTACTATTTCTGGAGCTACTCCATCTGGATACAATGGAACATATATTGTAAATGTCACTGGAACTAATACATTTACGTATACATTAAATGCTTCTCTTGGATACGATAAATCAATATCATCTCTTGTAAGCGGGAAAGCAGTTACCTCAATAACTCATATAACAACTACTGCTACAGTAAATTGCACGAATCATGGATTTACTAATGGACAAAGCGTTATAATTGTTGGAGCTAATCAATCCCAATATAACGGAACATTTACAATTGTTTATGTAAATCCAAATCAATTTACATACACGATGGCAAGTGATCCCGGTGTTAATGCAACTGGATCAATAACAGCATCTGCAAGCTCTGGAACAACTGCTACTGCAACAACATCAACTCCACATGGATTTTCTAATGGTCAGAGTGTTTTTATTAGCGGGGCAACTCCACCAGCATACAATAAACAAGCCATTATTTCTAATGTTACGGCAAGCACATTTGATTATTCTGTTGATGGAGGTCTTCTGAGTCCAGCAACTGGAACAATTAATGTTTTTTCTACTCCCGCAACTGGAACAATGACTTGCGCTTTGAAGGCTGGAAGTCAAGCCGTAGCAACGGCAAATATAACCACATCATTTCTATCACATTTCACTCTTATTTCTGGAGGTTCTGGATATACCGAAGCACCTCAAGTTAAAATTACTGGAGGAAACGGAAGTGGCGCAACTGCAACTGCAACAGTTAACAATGCTACTATTTCTGTATCATCTTTAACGAGGTCTGGAACAATTGCAACAGCAACTACAACTTCTCCACATGGATATGCATCTGGACAAGTAATTCAAATTTCTGGAGCTACTCCATCTGGATATAACGGCAATGTTACAATTACTGCTCCAACAATAAACACAAGCGTATCTTCTATTACTCGCGTTGGAACTACAGCAACAGTAACTACAGCGTCAAATCACAATTATATTACTGGACAGAGAGTGACAATATCTGGATGCACAGGAACATCTGCTGGATATAATGCAACATACAATGTTTATGTTACAGGGGTTACAACATTTACTATTGATGTGTCATCTTCCCTTCCTACGCCTGCTGTTGGAACAATTATTTCTTCAGTAAAAGACCCGTCTGCAACAACATTTACATATACCGTATCCAACACTCTCGCTACTCCAGCAACAGGTGCAATAACTGCATTTTCTGGAGAGGTTATTGGTCTTAATCTAATAACATCTGGAACTGGATATACATCTGTTCCAACAGTCACCATCTCGCCATCGACTGGTGTATTTATTAGCTTTACTTCTACTGGATCATTGCCATCACCATTGGTTTCTGGAGTAGCATATCGCGCAGAATCCCCGCTTAACACTTCTACTGGTAACTTTACAGTAAAAGGCGCAGACTTCGGTGATGTAAATATTACTTCATCTGGAACTGGAACATTGTTTGTATCTTTATCTCGTTCATTCAGTATCACATTTAACAATAATTGGGAGGGTGATTTTACCAACTTAGTTACTGGACAAGAATTGTATTTTGGAACGGATTATCTACTTCCAAATACTAATCCATCTATTGATAATGGAGTAACTCCATTTTATCTCAATAAGATTAATAATACAACTGCCAAAGTTTATATTGCTGCTCCGCTTCCATCTGCTCCAGACGCATACGCTATTGCTGGTGGGGCAACTGGGCTTATCACGATTACTTCATTCGGTTCTGGTCAGTCTTACTATGCTCTTAGGAAATCATTCCAGTCTTTGCCATTTGGAAATCTAATTACTCCATCTGAAATTGTATTCTTGAGCGAAGATCAAATTGTTCGATTCTCCACGACGAACACGCTTCCTGCTCCTCTTGTTGCTGGAACCGACTATACCATCAAACTGTTTGGTAATTCAATCAAGGTTTACTTGGGTGGAATCTTGCAGGTATTGACAACTCCGGGGACTGGTCAGTTAAGCCTAGACATTCTTCGCGCATTCAATGTCACTCCATCTACAAGCATTGATGCTGACCAAGCTCATTTCAATACTGGTGATGCCGTTGTTCCTCGCGCTAAAGAAGGCGATGTATTGCCAACTGGATTGACTGCTGGAACGACATACTACGCTCGCAGGCTAGATAATAATTCGTTTGAGCTTTACGATACAATTGCTCAAGCAAGAAATACATCGTCTACTACTGGCCGCAAGATATACACAACAACTGGCGAGACTGTAGAATCAACATTCTTTGTTGACTCTGTAACATTGCCAACATTCGTTAAGTCTGTTGCTCAAATCGACAAGCCAATTACTGAAGGCTATGTGTCGCTCTACGCTTACGATTATGGTCGTAGCAATGATATGACTTTGATCGGTCAATATCATCCATCTGAAGTTAATCCTCAGTATCGCAGGATTCGCATTGGTAAGCCCTGTGCATGGGCTAGGATTTCTTATCGCATCCAGACTCCAAGTATCACCAGCATCTATGACTTCATTCCGCTAGAGCAAGAGCGAGCAATCATCACTGCTGTTCATGCTTGCGATTTGGAAGATAAAGATTTTGCCGATCAATCGGCTCGCTACTGGCAGATTGCTTTTGCTTATCTAAAGAATCAGCAAGAGAGTATTGATGGTCATGCAATGTCAGTCCCGCAGATAAATTCAATCACTTATGGCGATACGACTGATCCAGTAATGTTCTAATGAAAAGCGCACAGATAACTTCAGGAAGAGAAGTAAAAGTTTCTTCTGGGTGGATTCTTGGTGTCAACTCAATAAGAAATCCATGGGCATTACCAGATAACCAGATTAAGTGGGCAGTAAATTGTGCTGTTCGTGGTGGGATTGTTCAGACTAGGCCGGGATATTCAATGCGCCTCTCGCTTCCTCCGGGCAATTTTCAAGGAGGAATCTTTTTCTCATCAAATAAGCAAGCAAGCGCATCAGATACTGTGATCCAAAATGGAGTCACGAAAACTATTCCAGCACAAATCTACAATCCAGATGGCACAACATCTGTTGCTGATGAATTGCCGTTTGTAGTGTTCGCAGTTAATGGAAATGTTTACTACTCGCCATTTCCTCTGACTCAGCCGAAAAACTGGGAAGATTATCGACTCAAAAATATCAAGCTAGACCCGAGTGTTGACCAGTTCGTTTTCACTCTAGCAACGCAAACCGCAAAGGTATCAACTGGTGGTGATGTCACAGTAACTCCATCTCATCGTATCGTTGTAATCCAAGATGGCATTTCTACTCCTGCATACTGGGATGGATCAAATCAGACTGGCATCCAGACAACTTCAATTCCTGTTGGATATTGGATGGCGTTTAGTGGAAATCGACTTTGGGTTGCATCAAAGAACATTGTTCTAGCATCTGATTTAGGCGATCCAACTTCATTCACGGAAAGACTGACTGGAACTGGCCGTGGGGACTTTGCATTTGCTCGTGTTGTTACTGGAATGACGAATTACATTGGTCAGGATAACGACACAAAACTAATTGTATTCACTGATCGTGCGACATACTCACTGGCAAGTGGAATCTACGATAGAACTCAATGGGTAACTACTGCAAATTTCCAAACGACATTGTATCCGACGATTGGCTGCGTTGCTGGCAAATCTATTTCGTTTCAAGCTGGACAAATGTGGTGGTATTCCCAAGGCGGACTAATCTCTGCTGACATTGCGGCGTCAGTCTATGTTACATCGGAGTCACTTTATCGAGATGTTGAAATGGCTCGCGTAAAGGCATACATGGCTGGTGATACGTCTAAGATTTGCGCGATGACATTTGAGAATTATCTTCTCTATTCTGTGCCATATCTCGAAACTTGTAACTCTGCTACAATGGTTCTTGACTATGCTCCAGCAGCAGAGTGGGGAACGCAGAAGATTCCTGCATGGTGTGGCGTTTGGACTGGCACTCGTCCTGTAGAATGGATTTCTGGAGTAATTGACGGGACACCTCGCTGCTTCCATTTTTCCGTTGACTACTCAGCAACAAATGATGGCTCATACAATCATCTCTGGGAGGCATTCACTGAGCGCAGAGCTGATACTTATTTTGATATAAATCCAGATGGGGGAATCACTGAAAAAGTCAATAGAATTTATTGCCAGATGGAAACTGGGCTTTTAGGAGATGGCCTTGATTTCAAGCAATTCCAGTATGGTGAAATTGAGGCTTGTGAAATTGGTGGAACTGTGGATGTCAAGGCTTCGTATCGAGGATCGAAGGGGACATATCAAAGTATTCTTGAAACAAAAATATTGGCGGTTACTGACGATTATCAGTGGGTCAACACAGATCTTTCTGACGAGATAGAGGGTCTTGGCTTTCTAAATACACAATATCGCAGGCTGATAACAGAAAGCACCACCAGAAGGGCATCGTATATTACCTGTGAATCAAAACTAACCAACGACATTGATAAGGCATTCTCCATGCTTATCGAGTGGTGCGGTGAATTTGGCGTTGAGTCATTGAGGGTATTCCTTGATCCTTGGAGCGAGCGCAGCACGGGTGTTCCTAATTCTCCAGAAGTCAAATCGTGTGTTATTTCTCAGGATGGAACCAGTCTCACCGTTGATCTTCTGCCAAGTCCATACGAGCAAGCTGACACATCTCAGAAATCTTGGTGGGCTAAAGAGTATAGAACGGTTAGTCTTCCATGCACTGCTAATCCAAGTAAATCTATTTCGGCAACAGCATCAGCGAGCTTCCTTTCTAGCATATCTCAAATTGATGCAAAAAACCAAGCTGGCATTCTTGCTGAAAATGCAGCAAGCAATGCGGCAAACCAATACCTAGCACAAAACCCTTGCTAATATGCCATCAATTACAACAGCAACTAGAGAAATAACTAGCTTTCCGTTTAAATACATCACTCCTTTCAAAAATGATGCCGTTGTTCCATTGTATTCCTCCATTCCTTTATTTAATCCAGAGAAAGGATGTCTGCCTTGCGCTGCTTGTGGAAATTATGCTGATCGCAAAAAAATCATTGCACAACAGGCAAACCGATTTAAAGATTATATCCCTAACGAAATTGCAGGCAACAATGCAAAAGTTGGATTTAATTAATAAATATGAAGACAAGAATAGATTATCGACTTGTTCCTAAAGACTCATTTGAATTTGGAAACCTACAAGACTTTGCTGAGTCGTTTGACCACAAGATTAACAATCATCCGAACATCAATGTTTACGCTCATTATCGGAATGGCGAGCTGTTTGGCTATTCTGACCATGTTTTCCTTCCTGTTGTTTATCCAGCTTTTCACCCAAAATTTACTAGGCCGCAAGATGTAATCCAAGTTATGAGTGATTGGAGGGCGCACGCTCAACTTTCTGGCGGTCTTGGATATATTGGAGTTCCGTTAATTGATGATCGCCCTAAATTTACAAATGATGTAATGAATAAATTGGGATTGACTAAGATGGACAGGGAAATTTATAGTTACGATTCATTGACTTAAAATGGGTGGAGCAAAAACAGTAGATCCAAGTAAATATATTTCAAAACGCGATCCATCGCGTGATGTTGCTATTGCTATGATGATGCAACAAGCTCAACAGCAGCAGATGGCTAACCAAGCACAAATGCTTCAGCAATATGCTGGCATGTCTCCAGAGCAACAGATGTATGATGTTTCGCAGCAATCGGAAAGGGCTGCTCAACTTGGATTGCAAAACATTTATAGGCAACGAGAATTGGAGCGCATTACCAATCCTCAAGAAGCGGCAATGCGACTTGCTCAATCTAAGCAGATTGAAGACCTTACCGCACAGCAAAATGTGGATCAGTATATGCGCGAGTATATGCGGACTCAAGGATTGCCAACGCAATACGAGACTGGCCTTGGCGATTCTACTATTGGCCGTGCCGCAATGTATGATCGTGCGCTTGCTGCAAAACAAGCATACGAGCAAAATCTAGCCGCTCAACGCCAAGCATATCTTTCTTCTACTCAAGCTCCAACTGGGGGCATTTCTCCAGAGACATCTATCGCTGCAAAACAAGCTGCTGAAGCTCAAAATATCGCAGCGCAAGAGGCATATAAGCAAGGAATGTTTGGTTCTATTGGTGGTTTTGGACAGACTGGATACGAGTCTGCTATGAATCAATTTGGCAACCTTGCTAGAGCACAACAAGCTCAACAACAATCTCAACAAACATACCAGCAGGCGATGCTAGAGAATCAAGCTCAGAATCTCGCGTCACAAAGGGCAATGACTGGTGCATATATTGGAGCCGCTGGAAACATTGCATCTGGCGCACTTGGAGCATACGGAAAAATGGGTGGTGGTGCTAAAGCATAAAACTTATGGGTGGATCAACTTCTAGTCCTAAAATACCAAAACCTGATGATACATCTATGTATGCTTTGCTTGCTGCAAAGCAAGGCATCGGAGGTCAATATTTACAGTCCCAAGGTGAACTTGTAAAAGCATATGCTGCACTTCCTCCAAAAACTCAAACCTTTGATGCAGGGCAGACATCTAAAGAGGCCGCTGAATTTGGACTTGAAAACATCACTCGTTCTCGTGAACTTGAGGCTTTAACTGATCCAGAGGCTGCAAGAATGCGGAGCCAGATGGGTGGAAGGGTTGCAGAGCTTTCTGATATTTCCGCAATTAAACGGAGCATGGATGATCTTGCAAAGAAGCAAGGATTGACTTCTGGATATGCAACTGGGCTTGGCGGAACGATTGGCCGCGCTGCAATCTATGATGCTGGAACGGAAGCTGGTCGGCAAGCTAGACTTAAAAATCTAGCACTTCAACAAGGATATTTGGCCCAAACTCCAGCACCAATTGGGGGACTTGATCCAGCTACTGCAATTCAAGCTGAAATGCAAGCGAAAGCAGCTAACTTGCAAGCAATGCAGCAATATCAGCAAAATGTTCTTGCGGGTAGTCAGATGTTACAGCAATCTACATCTGATTTTATTAATCAGAATCTTGGTGAGCTTGCACAAGCCAATCAAGTATCTCAACAAAACAAGCAGAATTATGAGCAGTCCATGTATCAAAATGCTGTTCAAAACGCAGCATCTCAAAATGCAATGACAGGTCAAATGATTGGTGCTGGTGGAGCGGTTGCTGGTGCGGCGATTGGTGCGGCGATTATTATTTAATGAGACAACACATAATAAATAAAACAATAAATAAAATAAAGGAATGGAACAAAAGGTGGCCTAGAGCAGTTGTTTTGTGGAGTGGAGGGAAAGACTCCACGGCATTGCTTCACCTTATCCGATACGGAGCAGAAATTGATGTTCCTGTAATTCAATATCGTCAGCCAAAATTCCGCGAGCGATATGCCTATTCTGACCGATTAATAAAAGATTGGGGCTTGGAGGTTTACGAATATCCTCCGATGAAGGTGGCATTAGCAGATGGGCCTGATGTCAATACTGGAGAAGTTCGCTTTGACATGCTTCACTATTTCCAATGGGGAAGAGACTGCGTGATCCTTTCTCTTGGAACTGAAAAACCAAAAGATGGCGATAAATTTCTATGTGGAGTTACTGATTTCTTACAGCGTCCAACTGGAACATTTAACTGGCCTTGGGGTGCTGTTTATATTGGAACAAAGTTTGAAGATACCGATTTAATTAAAGGCCACGTTCCATTGGCTCAAGACATCAGGATTGTTGATGGATCGCCCGTATCTCTCTATCCAATGCGTGACTGGACAGACGACGAAATCTTCTGGTATTTGGAAGATAACGGGATTGAGCCTGATCCTACTAGATACATTAAAGAAAATCAGCAATGGAAGAACAATCCAGATAAGTCACTTAATTCTGATTTCTATCCGACTTGTTTTAATTGCGTTAATCGCCATTTAGATCGTCATGTCCACTGCCCTAAACTTAATGCTACCATTACGAATATAAGCGACATGGTTCCATACGAAGACATTGTAATTGATGACTTGGGATTTCGCCCTATTGAATGGAAGAAGTAACTGAAAATGATTGTATTTCATGTGGTGCTTGTTGCTCTTACAAATGGTCTTGGCCTATTCTTAGACGAGATAGATCGGATTGCGAAAAGATACCGAAAGAAATGCAAAGAATGGATTATCCTTTAATGAAAACTGAAAACAATAGATGTATTGCACTTGAAGGAATTGTTGGAAGTTGCGTTTCTTGTTCAATTTATTTTGACAGACCAGATTCTTGCAGGCAATTTAAACCAAATGGCGAGTTATGCCACGAGGTAAGAACAAAACTAAATATTAAATAATATGGGTGGAGCACTTAAAACCACAAGAAAAGTTATTGATCCATTTAATATAATGGACCCTGCTGGAATTTTGCCCGGCCCAAAGGGTGGTAAATTTGGAACTCCATCTTGGAAGTCCAGTGATGGTAAAAAGAAAAAAAGTGGAGGAGGTGCAGACGGCACTGGGAAATATGATCCAATGATGGCTTATATGTCTCAAATGCAAGCGCAGCAACAAGCACAAGCTGAAGCCGCTAGAGCAGCGCAACAAGCTGCCTTTCTTGAAGCCCAAAAACAATCTGCTATGGCCTCTGAGCGTCAAGGTGAAACAGGGGCGCAACAATTTTTGTCTCAAGCTGGAACGATGCAGCAAGCTAAAGACATTTCAGCGCAACAAGCTCAACAGAAAGCATACCAAACGGCAGGAATATCTGCTATTGGCGGAGGATTTGATATTGCTAAATCACAGCAGGAGCAGGCTGCAAATCTCGCAGGTATGGGAGCTATTCCAACTAGTGCTGCATTGCCATTCTACGGAATGAGTGATTCCACCACAACAACTCCAGCAACTCGTTCTGCTAATATATTTAATTTACCAAAAACAAGCAATATAAAATTCGGAGGAGTATAATTATGGGAGGAATGTTCAAAGGGCAAAAAAAACCCAAACCACAGCCACAGCCATCAACCGACCCTATGATGGTTATGATGATGCAACAGCAACAACAGCAGGCTCAACAAGCCGCTGAACAAGCTCGAATGGCTGAACAGGCTCGCCAGCAAGCATTGCTTGAACAACAACGCGAGGCTGGATTTGCGGCTGAACGACAAGGCGAACAACTAGCTCGCCAACAACTAGGTCAGTTTGCTAATCAACAGCAAGCCAGTGATCAAGCTGCATTGACTGCATCGCAGCAAGCTCAAGGTGCTATCGGAACTAGCGCAATCGCAGGTGGTGCAGGACAAGCAAGTCAAGCTCAGAAAGCCGCTTCTATTGGAATCGGTGGTGCTGGTGTTGCTCCTAGCGTAATGCCCGGTTCATCCATGGCCACAAATGTTGGTGCTGGTGGAACTGGTCAGCCTGCAAATATCTTTAAACTCCCTTCTGCTGCTAATCTTACTTTCGGGGGCTCCTAATGGCTGATTACTCTTTCAATCCTCAATTTGCTAACTTAACTGGCTTGCAGCCACTGCCAACACTTGATGTAACTCGCGGTGCTGCATTGCAGTTTCAACCACTTCAAGCTATACAAATTCAGTCATCTCGTCCAGAGCTTGTTACTGAAGGTATCGCTGGTGCTATTAGCAATATTGCCAAGGGTGCGCTTGGTGGGATTACCGCTAGGTATGAGAAGAAAGAGGAAGAAGAGAGGGAAAAGCGTAAGTTTGCACATGAACTAATGCTTTATGGGGTAAAGCAAAAGACAGAAAATCAAGATTTCCTAGAAAAAGAAGAAGCTCGGTTTATTTCTGAAAATAGTGGAAAGCCAAATTTTGCTAAAAAGCTTTCTGAATTTAAGGCTGCTCAAAATCGCTTAAAAGACACTGTTCCAGATAGGCAACAAAAAGAAACGCAAGAATCTGAGATTGTAGAAGCTCCACTTCCAGAACTTCAAGCAGAATTTACTGAAACTCCTCAAGAAATTCCTCAAGAACCTGCATTATCCGTAATCCCAGCATCAACTGCTGGTCAACCAATGCAAGCACCTCTTGCTGGAGTTTCTATTCCAGAACCAGTAGCTCAACCAGAACAAAAAGTTGAAACGAAGCCGCTAGAAGGGATTGCTCCAACTGTTGATTATACGAAATATGATCAGCCAAAACTTCCCGAACAACGTTTTGAAACTGAAACAGAAGCTCAAAATGCGGCTTCTGAGTTGAACAAAACTATTAATAATCCAGATTGGCAAATTGAAGTAGAACAGGATAAAGATGGATTTAGTTTGCTGAAGCCAAAATCTATTCGTAAAGAACGCTTACAAGAAGAACAAACTGCTCTTGACTTATTTTATAAAGGAGAAACTGCAAAGCAGAAAGCTCAAGAAGCAGAAGAGAAATCTGGAAAAATTACTAAAGCAAACGTCAATCAATATAAGATGCAGGTTGACCAAGCATCTGCATCTGTTCGAGAAATTAATGATTTGATTAATCTTATTAAGAATAATCCAAATACTTCAGTTGGTGGATGGAGTAGTATTATTTCAAAATATCCCGGAAATAATGCTGCAAAGATGGCGCGAGGAATGATTAAAACAATTCATTCAAACGTAGCATTTAATGCTCTCATGGAACTAAAGAAAGCATCTCCAACTGGTGGTGCTGGTCTTGGCGCATTGACTGAAGGCGAGCGTGAGGCGTTAGCATCAACTGAAGGTTCTTTCGACTTAGACAATCTTCCTTCAGATGCAATTCTTCCACGACTTGAGCAACTAAGGGAAGCTCGTCTTAAGCTTATTGACATTGCTGGAAAACAAATTAAAGATTTTGATCCAGAATTTAAGACTCCAACATTGAGTTATAATGGAGAAAAGAAAAATAAACCAAGCAAAACTAAATCTGGTGAAGAAATGATTTCTGTAATTTCTCCAGATGGCAAAACTGGGAAAATACCAAGATCACAACTTGAAGCAGCAGTAGCCGAAGGATATAAGACTCAATAATTATATGGCAATTTCTTTTGTTCCAGACGAAGAAGAAGACAAGGGTATCGACTTTACTCCTGAAAAAGATAAGGTTGATGAAGAAGAACCTTCAATGACTAAAAAGGGTGTCGCTGGAGCGGTTGTTCGTGGCGTTTCTCCTACCGCTGCGCAGGCTGGAGCGGGAGCATTGCTTGGACTTCCATTTGGCCCTGCTGGAATGGCTGTTGGGGCCGCCGGTGGAGTAGTTGCCGGACAACTTGCAGATCTTACTATTGATCTAGTTAATTCTAATTTTGGAACTAATTATTCAAATACTAAAGATGCTGTAACTCATGTTTTGAATAAAATAGGTGTTCCAGAACCAGAATCTTCTGGAGAGAAAATTATTCAAGCAGTTACTGAGGGCGCAGCACAAATGGGTGGTGGCGCAACTGCTCTTGGCGCATTGAGCAAAGCAACAATGCCTGCTGAAGCTATTCTTCCTGTAAAAGAAAGGATCGCATCAGAGGAGGTTCGCAAATTTACTAAACTGATGGGTCAACGTCCAGTTGAGCAAGCATTGACTGGTGCTGCCGCTGGTGGCACAATGGAGGCTATCGAGCAAGAGGGTGGTGGTGCATTAGCTCAACTTGGCGGAGGACTTGGTGCTGGTATTGCTGTTCCTATTGCTGCTGCAGTTGGTCGCGGTGGACTTTCACTTCTTCCAAGAACCGCTACACAAAAAGCAAAACAAGCCGAAGAATTGGCTTCTTCTGCATATCAAGGAATGGTTGCTGACAAAAAGCAAGCACTTGATGACCTTGCTCGCTCACAAGAAGTAAGTGATGCACAAGTTAGAATGATGACTGGCGATATTACTGGAGATCCCGGTCTTCTTGCTATGCAAGATATGCTTGAGCGTGAGTCTAATATTCTAGCAAGCCGAAAGATGGAGAATATTGCTGGAATGTCTCAGAAGCTTGGGGAAGGATTGGCTCCAGTTGGAGCATCACCAGAAGAAACTCAAAGCTACTTTAAATCTGTTATTGATAATATCGTTTCTGAATCCGAAAGGAATAAGCAGTCTGCAATTGCAAAAGGCGATACTGAAGCTGCTAAATTGATTGAAGAAGCAAATGCTAAGGCTGCTGCAATCAAAGCTAAAGTAGATCAAAATGTTCTTTCTGCTGAAGAGTCATTCCAGCAAATCAAGGATGATTACCAGAATCTTTTTACAGATCTTTCTTCACTTAAAGAATCAACAGTAAAAGATAAGTTGAGCGAAAGTGCATTTGAAGCAATTACTAGGCAAAAAGATCGTGAGAAGATTTACATCAATGATCTTTATGATGCCGCTGAAGCTGAAGTTCCTGAATTTCTACAAAGCAATACGGCTGCTGCAAAAGAACAGCTTATAAAGGAATTTGGCGAGGAGCGCAGGCTTCCAAATGAAGTTAAGAAGATTCTTTCTGAGGTTCAAGACGCTGAAGGCAACTTGCAACCAAGAACACTTAATCAACTTCGCGCAGATATTCGTGCAATTAACTCTGAAATTCGTGCTGCTCAATCTAGTGCTGCAAGACAAGCAGAAGTTCCTGCATTGATTAAATTCAAGGAAGCACTAAATGAAGATATTAACTCGCTTGAGGGTGTTAGCGAGAATCTTAAGAAAGCTAATCGCGCATATTATGAATATGCACAAAGATATAAGGAAAAAGCTTCAGCAAAAATTTTTAAGCCGGGAGCTGATCCTAGCAAAGCGTTAGATGAATTTATTAAAAGTGCTAAAGCAACATCTCCTCAAGAAGTTGAAAGACTTCGTAATGCAATTGTTGGAAAAACTGATATTCCAAATATGAGTCTAGATCAGATGGCGGCAGCGGAAGCTGATCGCGCTAGTGCTATCCAAAATGTTTCTGACTGGGTGATTAGTAAAATGTCTGGAGAAGTTAAGGGGACAAAAACTTCTCAATCTATAGAAAATTGGCTACAAAGTGGAGGTAATCGTATCCTTGAAATTTTTCCAGAGGCTAGAAATAGAATTAGAAATTATCAGGATCAATTTAAAAATCTTGAAGATCAAGTTATTCAAGCTAACAATTCAGTAAAAGCATTTAAATCTCAGCGAATCGCGGAAGGCGAGCAGGCATCACTTGTAGAGGCTCAAGCTAATGCGCTTTCTAAAGAGATTAAGAGGCAATACGACGATCAAGTTAAAAAGATTAATGATGAAATAAAGCTTGTATCTAATCCTAACTCCAATCCTGCCGCTGCCTTTATTGGTGGCAATCCATACGAGGTTGTGAATAGGATTATGTCGAATAAGATCAATGCTGAACAGCAAGTTCAAGATCTTCTTCAGAAGACATCGCAAGACAAGACTGGAAAAGCCGTAGAAGGTCTTAAAAACGCATTCCGTGGATGGATGAATAGCCAAGCAAGGACAACATCTAAAGAAAGCGTTGGCAAGGGAATTGCTGCGCATCAAGCCAATGTAAATGACTTCCAAGTTGATCTTGGAAAGATGAACGAGATGATGAAGGCTGGTTCACCAACACGCAACGCTCTTGAGATGGTTTTTGGTGCTGACTCTGAAGAAATTCAGGCTATTGATAAAGTTCGCCAACAGCTTGATATGATGTCTCGTAGGTCAAAGCTAAAAGTTCAAGGATTCCAGCAACCAGAAGATAAAGCTCAAGACATCAAGGATACAGTTCTTGAATTGGCTGGAATTGGTCTTGCTGGGATTAAAGGTTATGTTGCTTGGAAATCAACTGACTTGGTTAAGAAGGTTCAGCGTCAATACAACAGGGAAGTAATTGATCTGTTCAAGAACATGATGATTGATTCCATGTCTGATCCAGAGCTTGCTCGTAAGCTTCTTCTAAAAGTAAATGAAGAAAACTTCCCAACTATCCAGCGTGTATTTGCTGACTATGGAATTAAGAATTTGAAGGCTTCTGATTTTGGTCTAAAGACTACAGAGCCAGAACAAGAACAGGAAGAAGAAGAACCTGAAATTTCGTTTGAAGAAACAGAACAACAATAAAAAATAAAAATATGCCTATCCGTAAATGTGCCTCACAAAATTGTTTCAAGCGCAATGTAGCTGCTGAAATTAAGTCTGGGAAAAAACCTTCTCAAGCCGTAGCCATCGCATATAGCGTTCAGCGTAAAGCTCGCGCTAAAAAAGCTGCTATGACTCGTAAGATGGGTAAATAGCCATGACACATGATTTTTGGAATACTCTTGTTTTTGCTGTTGCTGTGTTCTTTGGAGGTGGATTTGCGATTGC